AGGCCACCTCCGAAGAGGCAGCCTCGCGTTCACGCAGTCGCCTAAAAGCGAACAGCCCCATCAGGCAACGGCAGATCCGGTGGATCCAAGGCCGTAGAGGGTGATGGCCTGGGAGCCTGCGGTCACGTTGGTGACGTAGCCGATGAACTCCTTCGAGGCGTTCTGCACCACGGTGGCAACACCGGAAACAGTCACGCCAGAGCCGCCGCCAACGGTGATGGTGATGGCACTAGCCGCAGCGTTCAGCACAACAACGCGGAAGCACGTACCAACTGCACAATCACCACCGATGGCGGAGATGATGGCGGAGGCGGCTGCCGTCGTGTAAGTGGCGGTGCTGGTAGGCACGCCGCGCACGATTGCGTTGTAGGACTGAGCAGCGGTCAAGGTGGCCGTGTTGGTCACCTCAGCAAGGGTGCATTGACCCGGCAGAAGACCGCCAGGGATGTCACCGAGTTCAAAGATCGAAGCCATGGTTAGGTCCTCCTATCAGTCGTAGTTGGACGTGATGGTCGCGCGGACGATACCAATGTTCTTGGTTTCGTACACCTTCGACCAGTTGCCAACCGTGGCCAGCTGAGCGCCGGTCGGGTTGGTGGTGGTGACGGCCCACTTGGCGCCTACCGGGTGGTAGATGTTGTGCCAGTCAACGGCCATGGCATCGGACTTGGCCAGGATGTCCCGGTCGGTCTCGGTGCGCAGTGCCTGCTGCTCACCGGTGGCGACAGCGCCTTGGGTGAAGAAGTAGCAGGCGTAGTTGCCGCCGCTATTGGTGATGTCGTCGGAGACGATCACGCGCAGGCCCATGTAGGTCGGGACTGAGTTGTCACCGCCATAGGCAGAGACCAGCGAGCCGCCGCTGAAGGTGGTGGTGGTGCCACGAGCGTCAGCAGTGCTGACGTAATCGATGGCTTTGCGCTCCACGAGGTCGTAATAGCAGGCGCTGTGCATGGCAACAGCGGCCAGTTTGTCGCCTTGATCGCCGAGCTTGGCGCGAGCCATTGCGACCTGCTTTGGCCCCAGGGTGGTCATGCCACTGGTGTCAAAACGCAGCGCATCAAAGGCGGGAGAGTCGGAGCCGGTGAGGCTGCCGAACACGCCTTCAAGGCACTTGTAGAGGTCCTTCTGCTGTTGGTTAGCGATGTACTCGCCGACCTTGGCGCCGATGGCAGCCATCGGATCAGCGCCGGCAGCAAGAGCCGCCAGGTCGCGTGATTCAAAAGCGCGGCCACGGTGGAGGATCACGCCGATTTGCTTGTCGGCTGTGATCTTGCCAGGCGTGAGGCTGGTTGAATCGGTCAGCACCTCGGCGTCGCCGCTGAGATTGGCTTTCCAGAATGGGATGTTGACAAAGTCACCGCCCTCGGTGGCATTCAGCTCCGCCATGGGTTGAGCCACGCCACTTGCCAGGAATTGATTCCTGACGGTGGTTTGCTCAATGACGTACGGAGTAAAAACCTCGGGGATGATGACATCGGAGCGAAGAGTCGCCACGGTGTTTCTCCTGAAGGGGATTTGTGATCAGTGGGCGCAGCCCTTGGCACCAGCGCGGCCGGTTGTGATTATCTTAGCGATTCGCAGATGCTTTGAGTCTTTCGTATAGATCCCGATCAGTCTTAAAGAGCCGTGATTGCTCGGTGAGATTGAACGATTCGCGGCTGAATGGGTTTTTGATGCCAATTGTGGCGGTGCTGCTCACCTGCCCTGATGGCGCTCCGCCGCCTTGAGGCTTGGGTTGCTTCTGCATCCATGCCGGCAGACTCTTGGCCCATTCGCCCACTGGCGTCCGCTGGTAGCCGTCAACCACAACCACAGTGCCGTCAGGCTCGCGTTCGATCTGATCGGCGCTGAGCTTGGTCTTTAGCACCATGTCTGGATCATGCACGATGTCGGCCAGTGCGGTCACTGCTGGAGTGATGAGTTCCAGTTCTCGGACTCTGACTTCAAGCTCGGCAATGCGCTTGTCCTTCTCCGCCGTCGCCTCGCGGAACTGCTGCTCCAGAGCCTGTCGAGCTTCCTGATAGTTTCCTTTCGACTCAAGCTGTTGCTGCTCGTAGCTTCGCTTGAACTCCAGCAATTCATCGACATTGACACCATCCGGCAGCTTGGGTGCTTTCTTGGCTGCACGCAGCTCTGCAATCAGCTCTTGGTTCTTGCGTTCGAGCGCCTCAATGCTGCGCTGCAGCGTTTCAGCCTCACCAGTTGCCGCAGGCTCCTGGTTCTGGATTTCATCAGACATGAACAACCCGCAGGGTCAAATACAGATCAAGGCTACCATTTTTCGCGGTTGGCCCAGTAGGCGGGCGACATCTTGCCTTTGGCTATGTTGACGGCATGACGCGCCTTGAATGATGCCCTTCTGGCCTTGTCTGCTGCTGTTTCTCCTTTTCGTGGCGGCGAGCCAGATACGCCCTGCTGACCGAAACGAATAAGCTTCACCGTCTCGCCTTCCTTGGCGAGTACGGCATGGGATTTGGTTGGGTGGTTCGGCGTGCGCTTGGGCTGGTTGTAACCCTCGAACTGCTCACCGCGGTAGGTGATGGTCACTTGCGTTTCGGCTTGCGTGGCTTGGCAGTTTTGGCCGCGGCCTTGAATGCACCCTTGTCTGGGTAGTCAGCTTCACCGGGTCGCGCCTTGCGTTCCTTGGTGCCGGACTCGATCCGTTCGCGCTTAGCGTTGATGTTGGCGTAAAGGCCGGGCTTCTTGCGTGCCATCACTTGCGCTTCCGTGACTTGCCAGCTTCGCTCAATGCGATAGCAATTGCCTGCTTGCGGCTCTTGACCTTTGGCCCCTTGCCGGGACCTGGTTTGCCGGTGCGCAGGGTGCCACGCTTGTATTCACCCATCACCTTCTCAACTTTCGATTTTGCCATATCGCTTCTGAAGGTCCTTCAAGGTTAGCTCTGACCCATCATCACGAACGAGCTTGGCGATGGCATCCTTGGGGCCATGCTTCTCTGCCAACCGGTTGAAGTAGGTGGTCTTGCCTTTGCCGAGCACTTCCTCCTGCGTCTCCTTGGATTGCTTGTTTAGCCAATCGCCGTAGGACTGATTCGCCGGCACCTGTCCGCCCATTGATGCACGTCGCCCTGGCGGTGGCGGGCTGAAGCCGAGGCCCTTGTAGTCGATCACCGGAACGGTCGTTGAGCGGCAGTTGAAGTGCTGCGGCGGCATCGGCCCCTGTCCATACGAAAACTCTCGGCCATCCAAGGCGCGGCAGATGCTGCTGGTTCTGGTGTCGAGTGTGGCGACGTAGCGGTATTTCTTGGTGATGTCCTGATTCGCTTCGTAGACCTGCTGGCTGGCGGTATTGGCAACTTGGTTGATGCTGGTGCGGACGAGCGCCATGACCTGGTTGTTGGCCACCGCGGTGGACTGTCCGCCAGCGGCGATGAGCTGCTTCACCGTACGGGCTTCCTCGCCGAACTGGAGATTACCGATCAACCGCTTGGCAATGGATGGTGTTGTCTCACCTGTTAGCAGGCCATTCCTCACCACCTGGCTGAACCGTTCCGACTGATCCACGGCGATGCCCCGAAACGCCTTCTCCACGGTGCTGCCATTGGGCAATGTGATCGTGGCACCCTTGGCTGCGGTGAGGTTGAAAGTGCCAGTGCCGGCCTGCTGTGCCAGGGCTTCGGTGCCGTAGACGGACTTGTACAGATCATCCGATAGCGCAACCACATTCAGCTGCGTCGGATCAGTCGTCACCACCGACTGCGCAAACTGCGGGCTGATCTCAACCGTGTTGACGATATTGCGACTGCCGGCCGGTAATGCCTTCCGCAGTTGCTCGGTCACGAACTCAGATTGGAGCTGTGCGAGGCCTTGCAGCTCGGTGGCAGTCAGCTCAGTGCTGTCGCCTGCCCATGTCACCAGGCTGTCCTTCAGCTGCGCCAAGATGCCGCGAAGCCGTGCAGCTTTCACCGGTGCCGACAACTCATCAATGGTGCGGAGCTGGTTCACCGCATCAATGATGATGTCGTTGTAGGCATTGATGACTCGCCTACCGACGCTGTTGCTGTAGCGGTTCAGGTCGATAGCGTTGCGGTACAGGCTGCTAGGAGTGCTCATGGCTCGATGCCAAGGTCCTGCGGGTTGTACGCCGATTGGATGCTGATGTTGGCGCCGCCGATCAGTCCGGTGCTGATGATTTCATCAAAGGCGTCATACCCTCGTTGGCCGTCTTCCATCAGGATCACTTCATCCACGCCGTCTGCCTTGTCGCCCTTGTACCAGGTTGTCCTGATGATTGCCAGGATTTCATCGGGCAGGTTGGCGATCGTGTAATCAACCGTCTGATTTCGGTAATTGGGCTTGGCCATGAGCGCAAACCTAAGCAGCAGCTTGGCTGTCCATTGTCTCAAGGCCACCATTCGACGTTGCATCTAACTCCTCCTCAACGTTAAAGTCATCCCCCAGGATTTCACCATCAGCCAGCTGCTGTAGCAGGGTTTCCTGGGTGATGGTCCCTGCGGTGTACAGCGCCAGCAGTGACTGGATTTCCTGCGGTTCAAGCCTGCTGCCGACGAAATCACGATTCACCAGGCAGCTGCCAGCGGCTTCATTCTGCCCGAGGAACTGCGCGTGGAATTGCAGGCAGTTGTCGATCATGTCCTGCACGTTCTGCGCAATGACCATCATGGTGCTGTCGCCTTGGCTGCGGTCGATCCGCTTTGCCTCGGCAGTCTCAGCGCTGAGCTTCTGGCCACTGCCGACAGGCCCAACTCGTTGATCTGCGCCGCCAACTGCTCCAGCCTGCGGAATTGTGCTTCAAAGCTGCGGCCTTGCGGTTCGATGTACTCGGCGCGGCCTTCGGCAGGGAATGCGATCGCTTCGCCAGGTCCTGCTGACACTTCCTCGGCGGCAGTCGGGAACCCGAAGAATGCCAGCATCGGCACCGCTGAGATATGGAGCTGGTTGTCGAGGTCGGACTGCACCTGGTAGGTCTTCAGGTTCAGTTCTGCAATGTCCTCCATCGGCGGCCGTGACTCCATGAAGCCGTGCCGGTTCCCGTAGGCGACGCTGAACGGGATCACGTCAAGGCTGGTGGTGCCTTCATCCGTGACCTTGAACTCGCCATCGTCCTGCCGCTGATGGATCTGGAATTGCCCTGGCGTCAGCACCCGCACCTGCTCGATCGCCTTCTCGCCATACAGGCCATCTGGCACAACGACGGATTCCATCAGCCGCAATTGAACCAGCTGCTGCGCTCCATCGCGCTGCTCAGTACGCCAGCCGAGGATCTGCCGTGGCGTGTAGGTGCACCAGTACGGGCGACCGCCATCGGACGGAGCATCAACCAACGTGCCGACGTGGCCGTAACGGATCAGCTTCCGCGCGGTTTCGTAGGTCCAGACGTTCAGGTCATTGCCTTGCAGGTCAACATCAAACAGCTGCTCGCGGA